CGTTCTCCGTCCGCGACAATCCCCGCACAGCCGTCCGCGCCTGCCACGGCGTCGGCAAAACCTTCACCGCCGCCGTCATCATCCTGTGGTTCCTCTACTGCCACCCAAACAGCCGCGTCGTCACCACGGCCCCCATCTTCGAGCAGGTCAAGAACCTCCTATGGGCGGAGATACGCGGATTGCACGCGCAGGCCGAGGTACGCGGCACCCCGCTCGGCGGCAAGGCCAACACGACCGATATTCACCTTGCGCCGAAGTGGTTCGCAATCGGCTTGTCGACGAATCAGCCCGTGCGGTTCCAGGGCCACCACGCGCGGCACATGCTCTTCGTGGGCGACGAGGCGGCCGGCATCGCGCAGGAAATCTTCGACGCAGCCGAGGGATTCCTCACCAGCGACGATGCGCGCACGCTGCTGATCGGCAACCCCAACGAAGCATCAGGACAACTCTACGACGCGTTTCACAAAGAGGCCGACCTCTGGAACGGGATTCACATGAGCGCCCTGGAGTGCCCCACTATGACCGAGGAAGCAGTCTCAGCCTATCCGGCGCTTCGGAAGTACATGATCGACAAGGGAATCCCGTTCGCAACCGAGCCGATCAGCGACGCCACCGCTCGCGCACTCGTGCGCCCGAAGTGGGTTGCAGACAAGATCCGCAAGTGGGGCACTACCGGTCCGCTCTGGGACGTGCGTGTCGCCGCCAAGGGGCGTGTGTACGAGCCAAAGCAGAGCGACACCGTAGTAGTTGCAGTAGACGTCGCACGGTACGGCGACGACGAGACCGTCATCGGTATCCGCGAGGGATGGAGATTCCGAGTGATGAGCGTGCTCGCAAAGGTCGGCGTAGAGGAAACAGCCGGCGCGGTCATCGATGCAATTCGCAGATGGGAGCGCAAGCAGGCGAAGGTGAAGACCGGTCTGAGCATCTCGTACGTGGTGGTCGACGATGCCGGAGTCGGTGGTGGCGTGACCGACATTCTTGAAGACGAGGACGACTTCGAGCACGAGGTCCGCCCGTTCAATGGCGGGCACCGCCCCCGCGACAAGAAGGACTATCCGAACGCGCGAAGTGAGGCGTGGTTCTACCTCAAAGAGCACATCACCGAGGTCGACCTGGACGATGACGCGCAGCTCGAAGCGGACCTGCTCGCTCCCACCTGGAAGCTGAAACGCAAAGGGCAGCGCGAGGTCGAAGAGAAAGAGCTCACGAAGAAACGCCTCAAGCGATCCCCGGACCGAGCGGACTGCTGTCTCATGGCGTACTACCCGGTACGCGCGCTGCGGAAAGTGCACGTGCCAAAGCGCAGCCTCTACGAGTAGGGAGACGGTCCGGAGTGGAGTTCGACCTCATCGAGGACAGCGTTATCGAGGCAATCGTCGGCGACGACTTCGACCGCCTGAAACGCTACCGAGCATCGTGGGATATCTACGAGGCGCAGATCAAGAAGCCACTCAAAGTCGAAGACGACGCGCCCGACGACAACGTGCTCATTCCGATCCTGCGGAACTTCGTCATCAAGAGCCGGTCGTTTCTCATGGGTAAGCCGTACGCGGTGGAACTCGGTAGTAGCGACCAGAACCCGCCCGAGCTGCGCGACTCAGACGAGGACCGATGGCTCTCCGAGCTGATGCGTCGCAATAAGTGGAGCAGTCTTGGCTTGCAGCAGGCCACGAATGGCGGCGTGACCGGCGACGTGTTCATGAAGTTCCAGCCCGACGCTGACAACGCGCAGAGTCTCGACCATCGGTTCATCTGCTTGGACCCGTCGAACGTGACGCCGGTATGGGAGCCGGATGATTACACAGACATTTGGCTTTGGCGTATCCGCACGAATACCGTGAATCGAGACGGGCGGCCGGTCATCCGTGAGCAGCAGTGGCAGCGTGACGATTCGCGCACATTCTGGACGCACGCCACATTCGAGGCTGACCTCTCACAGACCGACGTCGACAAAAAGGGCCGGTACGTTCCTACGAAGGGCCGACGGTTCCAGTGGCGGCAGATCGCAGAGCCGAAGCGGTGGGAGTACGAGTGGGCTCCGTTCTTTCACTGGCAGAACCTCGTAGCGCCAAACGTGTATTGGGGCGAGTCGGATATCAGCGCCGCGGTAGAGAATCTCGCGTCGGCGCTCATTCGTCTCGCGTCGAACACGAACAAGACCATTCGCCACTTTGCTCACCCGAAGACGGTTGCGCTGGGTATTGATATCGATGAGTGGGACAACGCCATCGGTAAGCCCCTCGTGTCGGAGAACGAGGACGCGAAGGTGTTCAACCTGGAGATGCAATCCGACCTTCAGGCGACGCTCGACTTTCTCAACCTGCTACTCGACCAGTTGCATGAGGCGGCTCGTATTCCGCGCGTTGCGAGCGGCAAGGTTGACAACATCGGGCAACTCTCCGGCCTCGCGTTGAAGATTCTGTACGGCCCGCTGCTTGAACTCACCTCGGACAAATCAGTGACGTATGGCGACGGGAATGCGGAGATGCTGCGTCGCTCCTTGGAGTTCCGTAAGCAGGGCAGTATGGATTCGACGTTCATCGTCATTCAGTGGCCGGACCCGTTGCCGACCGATGAGAAGGCGGAGGCTGAGACTGCCGTGAAGCAGCAGGAGGCGGGCGCGTCGAAGCGCACCACGCTCGAACGTATCGGCTTCAACCCGGACACAGAGTTTGAGAACGCCGCTGATGAGGATGAGATGAGTCCTGACACGCTCGGGCTTGTGCAGCGCCTCGGAGAGCAGCAGCCCGAAGAGCTGGAGCCGCCTGATGATGAGTAAGCCACGAGGACGCAACCCCATCCAGGATGATCGACGTATCCGTCATCAGGACGTGCTAGCACAGGTTAGTTACGACCGTGTGGGTGCGGAGATGCGGGGCCTTGCGGAGGCAATGGCGACGTATTTCGAGACGTTGCACGAGCAGTGTTTCACGAGGGATGAGGCGTTCACTCTCGTTCGTGATTTTGCGGCCGACTATTGGGAGGCGCAGAATGCCGCCTCGATGGGTGACTGAGCGGTGCGGGTGTTTCGCCTGTATCGCGTCATCGATGGCGAGACATGGTGGTTCGACCTCGTAGCTGTCGGACGTCAATCGTTGGATGATCTTGTGCGTTTGACGCACGAGCGCACGACGGAGATGTATCGAGAGTTCTGTGAACGCGAGGCGGCGGATGCCGAGTAGCGTGTCGGCGCTCGAAGCTGCGGCTCGTAGATTCCAGCGCGAGCTTCTGCGTTTGGAGCGTGAGGATGCCGGCCGCATTATGACCGAGTATCGGCGCGCGTTCGGCCGGATGCAGAAGGCGCTCGCTCAGGCACGCGCTGCGCTTGCGAACATTCCGGACGGTATTGATCCGGAGGCGTGGATTCGTGAAGAGCGTCGCATTCGCGCGCTCATCGCTGCCGCCGAGGGTGAGATGAACAGCTTTGCGGCGTACGCTGCGCGCGTGGTGCGCGAACGGCAAGCGCAGCTCATCTCCCAGGCGCAGATTCACGCCGAGGAACTCGCGAAGCTACCGTTGCCGGTGGCCGCGAACACGGGCGGCTTACAGAAGCTCGGAGAGCCAAGCATCCTGCCAGCGTTCAAGACGATCCCAGTCGAGGCGCTCTCCCACCTTGTCGGTAGCCTTGGGGATGGAACACCGCTGCGTGAGTGGGCGGAGCAGTTTGGTAAGAAGAGCGCGCGCCGCATCGGTGAAATCCTCATCGACGGGATAACGAACGGGCAGGGCGCGGAGCGAATCGCTCGCCGTCTCGCAAAGCACCTCGCGGGGGATGCAGCGCGTGCGCTTACGGTGTCGCGAACGGAAACGCTGCGCGCCTATCGTGGTGCGAAGAACGAGTGGATGCGGTCGCAGCCGAAGGTCATCAAGGGGTGGCAATGGTACGCACGCCTTGACCGCACCACGTGCGCGTCGTGTTGGAGTATGCACGGCTCGTTCCACAAGCCTGATGAGGTGATGGGCTCGCATCCGAACTGTCGGTGCCTTCAGATTCCACAGACGAAGAGTTTTGAAGAGTTGGGTATTACCGGTATCGATGAGCCCGACCGCACGCTTCCGAATGGGGCGGAGGTGTTCGCTAAGCAGTCGGCGGACGTGCAGCGCACGGTGCTCGGTTCGCGCGGTTATGAGGCGTACCGTACCGGCCGCGTTCAGTTGAAGGACTTCGTGAGCACGCGACGGTCGCGAGCATGGGGCGTTACACGCACAGCGAAGACACCGGCAGCGGCCGTCGCGCAGGCGCGCAACCGACCGCCGTCCGTGAAAACGCAGAGTCGCGGCGTGCGCTCCAAGCTCACCTCTGACGGTCAGAAGCATCGGGCGGCATCGAACTTCCGTGAGGCCGTCGACATTGTGCGGCGCGTACACAACCCGGACGCCGAGTTCATTTTCGTCGGCACCCCGCATCAGCGTGGTCTTCGTGGGTCTTTCGCAGCGAACTATCGCAAGGGGGATTTGGTCGGCGAGATTGGCGTCGGGAAGAGTAACCGCTCGACGCTCATCGCTATTCACGAGATGGGTCATGCACTCGACCTCCAGCTCTTCGGGAGAGTCGTAGGGAACGGCCACTCGGTCTCCGGTACGGACAGTCTGCACGGCAAGCTGTGGGCGCAGTTCAAGGCAGGCGATCACCCGATGGGCGAGTGGTTCGCGGCGATCATCGCGTCGGACATTCGCGCACGCGTCAACGCGACCCGCTACACGTGGGCGCACAAGGGATACCTGCTCAGACCTGACGAGCTTTGGGCGCGCAGCTACGAGCAGTGGATCACTATGAGGTCGGGAGACCCGAAGCTACTCAAGCTGCTGCGGGAGAAGCCGTACTACTGGACAGACAGCGAGTTTGTGGCCATCTCGGCCGCGCTCGACAAGCTCTTCGGAGTGTGAACGCATGGATGAGGAACTCAAGCAGCTCATCGCCGAGCTGATCGATGAGGGCATGGACCCGGACGAGGCGGAGGACGAGGCACGGTTCCAACTCTACGGCGGT